TCTGCTTTCGCTTTGCTGTTTATTCCTCCTGCGTGGCTGTACCAACCGCTTGCAAGAGCATTGTATCCTTCCGCATGGCTGTATCCGCCGTCTGCAACGGTATTATACCCTTCTGCGTGGCTGCAATAACCGCTTGCTGTGGTGTTTTCTCCCTCAGCGTGCGAGCTTATTCCGCTTGCTGTGGTGCTGTTCCCTTCAGCGTGTGCGTATGTGTTGCTTGCAGCTGTACCGCTTCCTTCTGCATGCGTGCTTGGCGCTGTTGCCTTCGTGCCGCTTCCTTCGGCGTGAGCGTATGTGCTGCTTGCGATATTATTTTCATAGTCGTTGAATATCTCACAGCCGATGCCGGTAGCGGTGAACTTGCCGACACTGCTGGCATTGCCGGTAGTGATTTTGTTGTTTATGATTTTCTGCGTATTTCCTGCCGTTGCCTTGTTCAGCACATTAAGCACCTTCAGCTTTTTGTCACCGCAGGCATAGCTTTGCGTATGCTTGCCGTTTGCGTACTCGTCTGTAATCTCGGTTATGACCGTTTCGTACTCTACACTGTCAATGCGGATAGATACCTTCTGTGCTAACTCAGGTTCGGCTTCGTCATCCATAAACAGTGGTTCTATCTCAAAGTCGTCAGATACCACATATTCTTCCGCCGCTTTAAGTGCGTATCTGTCTATCTCGGATACGCTGTCGGTATCGACATCAAGCACAACTTCTTTACGCTTTACTCCGCTTGCGGTATCATCGGGGCGCTTCACGCATTTTATCGTGACATCATCGCCACTACCGACTACGGCATATATAGCATTCTTGTATGCTGATGTTCCGTCCTTGCGTGTGTAGCTCTTGATGTTGTATCTGCTCTCGTCTATTATGATAGTCGGCTTGTCCTCGCTCGATTCCATATGTGGATTATAGTTATCGCCGTCCTCCGCATTATCATCTATGATTAGCCGCATATCGTAAAAATGCGTCTTGCAGTTTTTTAGCAGATTAAAAATTGCCGTGCTGACAGGCTCAAGACGTGTCATGTAACGGTCATCCTGTATGCCTGTAAGCGGCGGGTCTGCGTTGATCTGATTTACAGGCATCGTTATGCCGAACATACCGTATATCTGTCTGTCGCTATCTGTAGCATTAACGATATTGTAGTTGACGATGTCCGAGATACACGAAAATGTCGTGCCACTTGTGACGTAATAGCCGTATGTTCCCTTGTCCTGTTCTTCTTTCGGAAAAAGCGTGACACGAAGTGCAAACAGATACTTCAGATCATATCCGGTGACGGTTATCTTATCATCCTTCTTTTCAATATCCGTAACATAAAGAAACGTTCCTCTTACTATACGCTTTGTCGGATCGCTTGCTATATATGTCTGACCGAGCTTTTCCCCGACTATCAGCATACGGTCCGGCTGTATACATCCGGCTTCATCAGCGTGTGTAGGTATTGTCATCTCGAAACTGCCAATGTCGTATGCTCTGCGTGTATACTTGAAACTTTCAACATCAGATACGATACCGACGAGATTCTGCGAGAATTTTGGCTTCTTTACCGATAAAAAATCGTATACTCTAACTATCATCAGATGCTCCTTACATAATCAAAACGCACCAGCTTTGCTTTTATCGTGCCTGCTGTTGCAATGTTCTTTACCGATAAATTGTTATTGCCAGGATAGATATACTGCGATGTTGACTTTATCAGGTCGATACCGGAACGTTGCGAATACGGTATATACACCTTGCCAAGCAGTCCCCAGTCGATGTTTATCACATCACTTGTGCTCAGGTATTTTGTCAGCTGAAGCTCTCCTGTGGCGCTTTTGTATGTCCCCTGTGGCTCTTTGCCGTAGACGCTCATGCTGTTGTACGACACAGGCATTTCACGCCCCGAAAGCGCAATTATTGCCGAATGCGTATCGGTACCCGTCATGGCAGCTGTTGCCGTTATGCTGAGCATAGCCGGCACTTTATCCTCCGTCTTCGCTGTGAAATTTACCGACTGCGTTTTTCCCGCAGCTGCCGACAATTCCACATCTGCCGCTTTTACACGCCAGAACGGAACGTATGACAGGATCGATATTTTCGCTGTGCACAGCACACCTGCCTGCCGTTCTACCGCAGGAAGCTCACTGACAACGCCCTCAATCTGATATGTCTTGCCGGCGCTGTTCGTGTATTTCAGCGTACCTTCAACACCGGCGGGAAAGTACCGCATGAGCTTTCTGCGAAGTTCGTACATTGTAGCCGGCTTTCCGTTGCGAGGAAGCAGAGCAATTTCTGCGGTGATAGTACGGACATTTGCTTTTGCGCCGTAAAATCCCGCACCGTCAAAGCCTACACGCTCGGAGCTGTCGTGCTTATATCCGAGAGCATTTCCCTCAAAGCTAAGCAGGTGGAGCGGTATGTATCCGTCTGCGTCGGATGATGTATTAACATCATCGATAGTCACCGCCGTGCCGAGAACGGTTGAAAATGTGATTTTCTCCATACTTTTCTCCTATCTGATTACAATATCGTCCATCAGTGCGTCCTTGACCGCCTTTGTTATCTGAGCCATTGTCAGAGCCGTACCGATAAGATTGACATTCGCTGTGTTATTCCGTGTGTTGTCGTTATTGACTATGCTTTCAACGGTTTTTGAGCCATCGGCCATAGCCGACATTATCTGCTGTACGGTTTTCAGGCTCTCATTGATTGCGCTGATCTGATTGTTGTAGCTTTTCTGCTCGCTTTCATACTTTGCGTTTGCGGCATTTTTGCGCTCCTGTGCATTTCTCTGCCATTCCTTTTCCGCCTTATCATCGTACAATCCCTGTAACTTTTTCTCCATCTGCTCACGGGAGAATTCGTCAAGCTGGCTGTATTTAAGCTGTGCTTTAACTTCGTTTATCTGCTTTTCAAGATCGTTGTCCTCATTCAGACGCTTGCGGGCTTCGATTTCATCGTCAATCGCTTTTATCGTAGCATCACGAAGCTCTTTCTTTGCTTCAAGTTCACGCTTTATGAGGGCGATTTTTTTATCTGCTTCGGTCTTATATGCCTCAGAGGCCTTCTTGAATTCATTATCGGAACTGCTTGATGATGAAGAACTGCCCGAACCGCTGAAACTGCCTGCTTCCATATAGTTATCGAAGTTATCATACATTGCCTTCAGTGCATCACGCTTGAGCCTTAGATCCTTTTTTGCTTCCCATTCCTGCTGATCGTAGTATGAGTTAATATTTGGTGTGTCGGACGTGCCGATTGTTGCATCGTACTCTGCTATCTGTGAAGCAAGCTTTGCCTTTGCAAGCTCTTTGTACGCTTCTGTGTTCAGCTTTATTTTGCCTGTTTCGTTGTCAAGGCTGACACACTGCGTATACCCTGCGTCTATTAGCTTCAGCATAGTGTCATAGGATATATTGCCGTTCTTCCCCTGCTCTGCGTAGGCGGAAGCCAGCTCGTTAAGATTCTTAATGAGTGTTGATGTGCTGTCGGCAAGTTCTTCGGTGGTTTTTATGTTGTTGTTTTTGGTCTCGGTGTTTTCTTCGGTTTTCTTTGATGATTTTTCGATTGAATCAGTTAATTCGTCAACAGAAACTTTGGCTTTTTCTATTTTCTGTGCTTCATCTTCATACTTAATCCATAAATCGTTGTAATTTTTATAGGCTTCCGTTGCTTCGAGATTTACTTCTTTAAGCCTTGTTACAACATCTTTATAATAATCGGCTCGCTGACGAGCAGTTCCAGTTACTTGATCGTACAAATTAGCATCGCCAAAAAGCGGATAAGTTTTATATGCTCCTCTGCCCGTACCTTCGTGATCTTTGTGTGCGGCAATTGTTATTTTGCTCACGGCGCTCATATCCTCGTCAGAATCTACACTATGAACATCATCATAGTTTCGATTTGCATCAGAGGACGTTAATTCATCATAATACGATTGTGCTTTTGCTAATGCTAACTCTTTTTCCTGCCTTGTTGCTTCTTGCAGTTTTTCGATATTATCCTCATATTTTCCGTTTACGAGATCAAGCTTTTCAGCTGTAGTGCTGTACGTATCATTCAACTGTTTTTGTAATGACTGGAGTTCCTCTGTTTTCTCTGCCGCTGTGCCTGTGTTATTACTAATGGCCTTATAACGTTCAAGTACATCGGATAGTTCATCTGCCTTGTCTTTCGCTCCGTTTGCCGAATCTTTCAATTCATCTATTGACTTTTTTGCATCATCCGATGCGGAAGTGAACGCAATTGTGTCAACCACTAATGTAGCTAACAACGAAGCCATAAACACATACGGATTAGCCGCACCGACAGCGTTAAATGTTGCCTGTGCCGCTCTTGCCGCCTTTGTAGCTTTCGTAAAGTGCTGTATTGACGCTACCGTCGCACTTATGACATTACCTATTCCTATAGCAACCTTAAACGTACCGAGAGCCACAGCCCCCGCTATTATTGCTTCCTTGAAGTCGAGACCTACAGAGATAGCCTGCTTCATAAAAGCAACAAGATTTTTAAGCGATACACCTAAATTCTGCGCCCACTCGTCAAGCGTTCCGTCCTGCTCCCATTCTGCCAGCTGGTCGCTGACATCTTGCAATACCGACTTTACTTCTCCGAAAGCACCCTCGCCCATTTTGCGGAAGAACTCGGATATGTTATCCAGCAAGGTACTGAGCATACCATGCATAGTCTGTGACTGCTTTTCCATCATTCCCGCAAACTTTCCGTTGCCTGTTGTAAGCCCAGTTATAGCCTTGTTCAGATCGTCTATGCCGACCTTGCCTGCGGAAACCATCTTGGAAAATTCTTCACCTGTCACGCCTATGCTTTCGGCAAGTGCTGTCTGAAGCGGTACACCTGCCTCCGCCATCTGCATAAGTTCTTCGCCTGTAACCTTGCCCTTTGCAAGCATCTGACCGTAGGCAAGTGTTATTCTGTCCATTTTTTCAGCATTACCACGTGCGAGATCTCCGAGCTTTGTCATAGTATCGATAAGATTGCTTTCGTCCACGCCATAGCTCATCAGAAGCGAACCGCCGGAGATTACGTTTTCAAGCGTAAGCGGCGTTTTTGCGGCAAAGTCCCGCATTTTCTCTATCATTGCTGTTGCTTTTGATGCAGAACCGAGCATAACTTCAAGCGAGGTTGTATACTGCTCCATTTCGTCATTCGAGCCTATCAGCAGTTCATAAAGCTTTTTACCGCCGTAAGCCGCAATAAAGCCGGTTATCAGCGTTTTCATCTTTTTCATCTCATCGGAAACACCGGAAACGCCTGACTTCTGCTTTTTCAACTCGCTTGTGGTTTCTTTAAGCCCGTTTTTTAAATCGATCTGCTCGGTTTTAAGTTGTGCGGCTCTGGTGCGTGCCTTGTCAATCTCCTTTTCAAGCTCTGCCATCCGGGCTTTCTGTTCTTTTGTAGCTGTGCCGTTTTCTTTCTCGGCTGTTTTCAGCTGATTGAGTTCTTTTTCATACTCCTTAGCTTTTTTGTTTGTGTCTGCAACGGCTTGCTTATTGAGTTCAAGGGCTTTGTTAAGCTCGGTGAGCTGGGCTTTTATTTCCTGTACGCCCTTAGAAAATTTTGTACTGTTTGCCCCGAAATTCGCAGTAAGTTCCTGTGCCATTATTTTTTACCTCCCTTTTCCCACAGTTCTTCTATTTCATCACGGAAGCGGTTTTCCGCAAGCTCCGTGATTGCTTTCTTCTTTGATATAAGCGCCGCTCTGATGTGCGAGTATGCCTGCACAGCGCCTATCTTTCTGCCAAGCTTATCCTTGTCGCCTTTCTTGCGGCTCTTTTTACCCGGTCTGCCAAACTCTATAATCACGCTTTCAGGATGTGCTTTAATTGTAGCTGTGTCATACCCGGCTTTTACCTTGTACAGCTTGCCTGTTTTTGTTATCTGCTTCGTCAGCAATCCGCTGAGCTTTGTCGGAGATCCGTCTTTATTCGACCTGCCCTGCAGCATTCGCCGTTCTTCGTCTATCAGTTCATCGCCGACTTCTTCAAGAATTTCGGGGATGATCTTGCTGTTCAGCTTGCTATCCATTTCGTTTACCACTTGAATGAGATCTTTAAGGTCCATTCCGGATAAATCAAGAGTAAATAAATCATCGGACATTTTATCGCTCCTTTCAGAAATTTGGGTATAAAAAATCCACCCCTTTCGGAGTGGATGATTTATTCAGTTTTGGGCAAGTTGCATTTGGCTTTGTTAAGCCATTTGTTTAATGTGATATTTTGACCATGCACGTTAAAATCAAGTGCAATCACTCAACTGTAATGTTTGGTGATATTCTTAACACACTATTGCATTTATTGCATCGAAATTCACGAGCAGTCGAAACATCTTCTGTATTAGTGGTATAATATCCTTTCTGGCAATCTGTGCACTTGATTTTTTCGCCTTTTCTTAATCGTTCTATGAGTTCATAACCGTTTTCCATTTATATATCCGCCTTTCTTCCACTTAAACTCGGGATAGTTGTCTTTGGCAAGTTTTACTATATATCGTTTTTCTGCAACTGTTAAAGGTCTACCTGTTATAAACATTTTTTCTTTTGCAAAACAAACAGCTTCATCCCATTGGTTTTGACCTATGCCATAATATAAATGCGTAGTTTCGTGTATCACCGTCTGTGCAGCCACTCTTTCATTTGCAATATTACGAGCATATAATCTGATGGAATTTCCTTGTTGCATTCCTCTGTTAGTATGACGCACTTCAGAATAATCGAAAATCGGTTTAACACCTTTTTCTGATAATTTAGTCAAAGCATCTCTACCGACACTTGATTTTTCCATTAAATCTACTACATTCTGCAATTCAAAATTAGAATTTTCAGAATTATTGGACACCTCGAAAACATCGGTAGCTTTTGCATAATTTATTATACTACTCTCTGTCAATTTGTCAACATCTTTTTTGCCGTTGTCAACCCCATTACCGCTTGTAAATCTGCCTGTATGCGGGTCGTGGTTATGGTTATATCTGAGCAGTATCCCTATCTCATCAAGACACCTCAGCTCCGTATCAGCGAGGAACAGGTCGTACCTGTCACTGTGGCATAATTCGATTATGCCGAAATATCCTTGTATCAGTGTCATTTTATCAGCTTTCCTATAACTATAGCCCCTGCTATCATAAATTCTGCGTGATCAAGCAAAAATTTCTTTATTCTTTCCATAATATTCTCCTAATACTGCACAAACACGCCGCAATCGCCGTTGAGTATCTCCTGCTGAAGCAGATACACCGCATTTATCAGCGACACCACCATATCGACCTTGCCGGCAGAGCGCTTTTTATTGACGTACTTGTTCAGATTTGTGTCCTCTGTACAGCGAGCGTTGCTGAAGTTAATTTCAAGCAGTTCATTCTTTGCAAACACTATATTTCCCGTGAGTATCTGCTCCTTGAGCCACTTTGTCGGAGCATGAAGCACGCTTGAATGCTGTCGTATCTCTACGCACTCTATCGGATCATCGGCGCTTTCGAGCTTCTGCACCGTTGACAGCGCATTCCAACGGTCGAAGCCGAGCTGAGCTATTATAACGCCGTACTTTTCTTTCAGCGTCAGTATGTAATTCTCGACAAAGCCGTAGTCTATGATATAATCGCCGCACGCAAAGCAATCACCGTTTGCGATATGCGTCTTGTAATTAACGTGCTCCTTTACTGATTTTTCCTCTACCTTTTCGGCAGGAATAAATGCTACCGATTTAACATATATCTTGCCCTCGTGATAGCATATCATAGCGAGCGCCGTGTTATCCTCTGTCTGTGAGAGGTCAAGTCCGAGATAGACTATCTTTCCCCGCCAGAACTCGTCAGGCACGTCCTCAGAGCAGTTTTGCACGGATATAAGGTCAACATAGCCCTCACTGCCTACGCCCTTGTATTGAATATTACAGTGCTTGCATAGGAAGTTCTCACGCTTGTTTTCATACAGCACAGCAAGCTGGCGGTTGTCTTTCAGTTCCGAGAACAGATCCGCATTATCGACAGCTACAGGGTTCGACTGATACAGCACACTGTCGTTCGTCTTCCAGTCGGGTACAAGCTCAATATCAGGCTCATAAAGCAACGCAAAATATTTCTTGCCAGAGCTGTACACCCCGTCAAGCTGTTTCTTGGCTATGTCGATTTCGTCCTTTAAGCCGTTATCATCATTCGGGTACTGTGTGGAAATAAGTATTCCGAGCTTGCTCTTAAGCGTAATCTGCGAGGAACGCATTGCTTCAACCGGATAGCCGTCCATTGCTCCGACCTCATCGGCAAGAAACAAGTGAGCCAGCTTACCGTCCAGCTTATCCTTACTGTACGCAAGCGGCGTATACTCCGTATCACACATCAAGCATCTGATCTCGGACCGCATAACCTTGAAATGCTTTTCAAGCAGCGGAGAGGATTTTATAATTTTCTTGATAGCTACTTTCAGCTCGCTCGACAGCTTTAAGTCGGGAGCTACAGAGAACCGACGGGAAAAGCGTGGCAGTGTCAGCATACCGATGATGAATATTACCGCCGCTGTGAACGTCTTGTAGTTCTTTCGGGCGATTTCGAGCAGTCCCGTGCTGTAATACAGCTTCCCGTCTGTTTTCGTGCAAAGCACCGCATATATAAAAAGCAGGCTGTAATCTTCAAGCGATGAGTACATATCACGGCCTAAGTCCGGGTGCTGTATGGCTTTGAGCAATGCGGTTATCTTGTTCCATTCCTGAACATCTACATAACCGTCATCGACAGCTTTAAGCCATTCGGCGCACTGTTTTCTGACGTATCTTCCGACCTTACCGGAGCTGTCCTGCAATGCCCACACGGCGTATTTGTATGCACGGCTGTCTTTAATCGTCATACTGTACAAACCTCTCTGTTGGGGCTTTGTACCCCATAAATGTTGCGTAGTCGTTCCATCTGTCCGTTATTTCGTACAGCGTGGAATATGTGAATTCTTCCTCCGTCCGTCCCATAATATCTATAAACAGACTGCGGAGCTTCTTGAAGTCGGGCTTTTCTTCTGTCGGCTTACTTCCCACTATCGGCGCAGGAAGTGCGGCAGTCGTAGCGGCAAGCACCCTGTCCTGCAGGTATTCCTGCGACAGTTCCTTTATCATATATGCCACTATCTCGGAACGCTTTACAGAGTCGGCTCCCAGTTCATCAAAGCAACATCTGAGCCCAGCTCTGATGTAGTCAAGCGGCAGAGGAAATGTCAGTTCAAACGGGCTGATGCCATTTTCTTCCGCTTCTATAAACGCTTTTATGTCATATCGCAGATATAAAGTATCTGTGATGTAAATTTTCTTGTTTAAAAGTTCTGTGAACATTGCATTTTCTCCTATAATCTTATAAATGACTATTGACATTTTTGCTGTATTGAGATATAATATTGATAGTAGATGTAATGTCTATGAAGGAGAGATGAACCTCTGCTATTTTGGCGGGGGGGCATCTCTTTTTTATATCTGCTTATACCTGATTACTCTTATATCGCTCTCAGATTTTACAATCATTATATCTACCTCTATATCTCTGTGCCATTTCATTCGCTTTTCAATAATGCCGAGCAACGTTTTTTCTTCAACGTTAAACTTTCTGCAGTCAAGCATTACTCCTCCGGGATTTCCCGATATTTGATTTATGCCTTTTCGCAAAGCGCTGTTAGCGGCTTTTTCGGACGAAAGACTTTTCAAATCCCAAAGTTTAGAATTCCATATATAATCGGGTGTTTTCACATGGTTTTGATTTTGCTCGTTCAACAAATGTATATCTCCGCCCATTTTATTATGTAACCACTGTGCAAAAGCGATTTCTTCCTTATGTGCCTTAGAATTGTAACTATCATCATACGTTAATGAGCCCTCTCCCGGAGTGGCTCTGTTTTTATATTCCTCTGTAACATCAATATACTGCTTTCCGAATGTAAAACGACCTGTTACAGGGTCGTGGTTTTTATTATGCCTTAGCAGTATTCCTATCGCTTCAAGGCATCTTTCCTCTATATCCGCAAGGAACGGATCGTAAAGTTCACTGCGACACAATTCAAGCAGTTCTATGTATCTTAATATTAGCTCCATTTTTCACCTGTAGATAATTTTCGGGGCAGTTTCCCGCCCCGTCATATCTGTACTTTTTTACACTTCAGCCACGATAATGCCCGAAGCGGTCGCAAACCATGCGTCAATGCTCGCCTTGTCTGTAACGGGATCAAGACCCTTTACGCAGTACATATCAACACCCGTGTTGATAAGCGCCTTGTAATTTGCCTGCAGTGCAAGGCTGTTGAATGTTACGCCGTTCTCATCGGTCGTCTGTACGTTCTCGCCCTGTGAAGTAAACTTGCACTTGGAGAACTTGTACAGGTTTATCTTGCCGTCCGATGTCATAGTGCTGTAGATGCACATTACATCGGGTACAACATCGTCCTTACCGCTTTCAAGTACTCCCGTTGCCGTGTTCACCTTTGCACCGAAAAGTGCTACCTCGTCAGCGGAGTTTGTGTTCACAATTGTTACGTCAAGCGTACCGCCTGCCTTAGCTACATAGCTGTCAACCTCAACGCCGCTTGCATACTGCGATGCGCTGTTCATTTTAGGAGTGTACTTTGTTGTGATGAGTATGTCCTTGATCTCGGTCACATCACCGTATGCCAGCGTATCGGCGTTATCCGTTGTCAGCGGCGCATACGCAAAACGCTTAGTGCATACAGCAGACTTACGATCTGTACCCTGTATTACTTTTGCCATAGTTATGTCCTTTCCTCATAGAGCGTAAACTCCATGACTAAAATTTTTCTGTTGGGATAAACATCAAACTGCGACAGATCGGTAGTGCCGGTAAATATACCGCCTACATTCTCTATCGCCGTCTGCGCTTTGTCATACAGCTCAATGTCTGCCTGCGGTGAAAATACGCTCACAGACAAGGAATACTGCCGTATATTTGCCCTGCCGGAGCTGAAGAACGTATCCCTGTACGATAAATTGTACACCGCATACTTCTCCGGCTCTTCGCCGTCCTCAAATTCGGGCATATAGCTGTAAAAATGCTCAAATACCGCCGAGAGTGCCGAATCAATCTTTTCTGTTATCATTGTCAGCCTCCTCTCGCCAGTATCAGCTTTATATGCAGGTCGCTGTCAGCCGCTCCGGTTGTTTCGACGTGATACCGCCTGCCGTCAATCTGTACGACAGACTGACCGCTGTATTCACGTCTCCACATATACACCGTAAGTTCCGACTTGTACCCTGCTGTTTCGGCGGCATATTTTGCCGTTACGCCAGGCTCGGAAACCTTTGCGTATACGGTCTTTACCGCTCTGTCTGTTTTGCCCTGCGAGCCGTTTTTCTGCTCGGAGGATATGAGCGTGATTTTTCTGTTAAATGTCATTCTCATTCACTCCGTTCAGCAAATTTACGCTGTGCAGGGCGAGTATCTGAGCGGTCACGGGGTTCTGCGACGCTCTGTCGGACGAGAAGTCACGAGAGGAATACATATCGTTTATAAGCACTAAGTAAGCCACCGTGATGTCTTCATATTCGTCTATTTTCGCATCATCAAGCCCCGTATAGCCCTTGATATAGGATTTCGCCGCTCCGGCACAGATTTCAAGCATTCCGTCCTCGTCATCGCTGACACCGCAGAATGCTTTAATCTTTGCGCTTGTTACCTCGCTTAGTTTCACTTTTCTCCTCCTTGTCTACAGGCACTATGTACCCGCAGGAGAGCAGGTCGTTCAGCACAGGACCGGCAGGGAGCTCACGCTCCTCGCCCTTTGCCATACTGACGGTGCCCGAAAAGTTGGTCGTTGCCTTTACTATCATTATTAGCCTCCTGCCTTCTTCATCTTAAGAGCGGCTATCTTCTGAGCGTTCTCGACCTTTGCGTCAATCTCCACCCATGCGATAACGCCGACAGCGTGCTGTGTTGCGTACTTTTCGTTAAGGATCTGGATTGATACGTCCTCGGAGGTCTTAACTGCAAGACCACTCATATCGCCGTAGTAGATAGCTGTCTTTTCGGAAGCAATAGCCGATACGCTGTCGGTTGTGTATACGGGCTTGCCGAACAGCGTATAGCCCCACTTTGCCGTTGCGTCGGGATTAAGGATATATCTGCCCTCGTTGTCCTTGAGCTTTCTTATAGCGGTTCTTGTAGCCTTGTTCATTATCCAGCAGGCATTATCCTGATATACGTCGGGGATTGTTTCCTGCAGGTCGATAAGCTCATCTGCTGTGATAGATGTCGCCGATGCGGTCGTTACCACCTGTGTAACACCTGCGGCAAGACCGTCTATCTTGCTTGCTGTGCCGTTGATAAGCTGGTTTTCGATCCACTTTGCTGCCGCAATCGAAACCTCGTTTATAACGTATGAAACGATGTCAAACTGCGAGTTGTTGATAAGGCTTCTCGAAACCTTTGAGAGCGCACCTGCAAGATAGCCCTTGAGCTCAATGCTGAGGAACTTACCCGATGTGCTTGCAAGGTCCGTAAACTCTGTGGCATACGCCATTGAGATAGCCTGCGTTCCTTCGTCGTAGTAGGGAATCGAGAGCGTACCAGCGAGCGTGTATCTTGTTGCCATCTGATAAATAGGGCAGATGTCGATAATCTTACGGATTATCTTGTTTGCGATAGTCGCAGGGATAACTGCGCCGTTATCGCCCTTTGTCAGATTGACATCTTCTCTTGTTTCGACTATCTGGCCTGTACGCAGATAGTTTTCGAAGGCTCTTGTTTCTGCCTGTTCCTTGTCGGTTGCTGTGCCGTCTGACTTTGCAGAGTTCAGATTAAGAGCGTTCTGCTCCTCGATTGAGCGGATTGTCTTGTTCAGTGCCTCGACTTCCGACTTCTTAGCGTCATAGTCTGTCTGCTCCTCTGTTGTCATCGCTCTTGTTTCTGCTGTAGCCTTATCGCAGAGTGACTTCATATCGGCGATAAGAGCATTTCTCTTTTCGATGAGTGCTTTTAAATTCATACTGTTTCCTTTCCGTCGAAGTAATCCGACATAAGCTGTAAAATTTCTATTTCCTTGTTGTAATCGGGGATAAACTCCCGGATTTCACCTGTTACCTCGACCGTATCGTTTCCGGCACTGCGCTGTTCCGTCACGGTCGTTTCCTCGCCTCTTGTTTCTATTGACGTGGCGATATAAGCGGGATTGCGGTTGAGAATTGACACCTCGTGCAGTGTCAGCCCCGTAATCATTCTGCGCTGTACACCCTCGTCACACGGCTCAAGGTGCGCCTGCGCTCCCGAAAAACCGAAGCTCCACCCTGTCAGATGTCCTGCTCTCGCCTCTGCAATCACTTCTCTGTCGGTGATGTCGGCTTCTGCGTGAAGTCCTATGCTGTCCTCACGCAGTTTAAGCGTTCCGTCTGTAGTGTCAAGCACCTTGCTGTGATTGAACCTCAGCTCGACCTTTGGATGATCTTTAAGGCTTTTTGCAAACGTACCGCTTACGATACGTTCGACAAACGGCGTTGTCATACCAGGTGCCATTGACGCAGGCAGCTGCTTGCTGTCACGCTCGACAGCGTTTACATATCCGCTGATGTGCATAAGATCAGCGGAGCGGATTTCGATTTTCATTTTTATCACTCCTTTCTGTGTTGTGGGTATAAAAATACCGCCCTTTTTAAGAGCGGTAAAATTATTAAGTTTGGTTCTGATTTGTGCCGAACTTTGCAAAAAACGGCTGTTTTTGTGAAGTTTGCGTTCAAACCAAGTGCAATTGATTGCACACGGGATATAACAAAACCGCTCACTGCTGTGGGCGGTTTTATGAGTTCATTTTTTCTTCCCAGTCTTTTCGGGTTTCTTCATCCCAGTCATCTTCTCCAGAATTTATAGCCTTAATCAAATCGGATTTAGCTTTTTCAATTAATTCTCTGGGAATACGCACATTCGTATTGCCTTTCATATTATCACCTCTAAAGTTATAATTGTCCCATCAATATCCAAAATGCTATATTTAAGATTTTTATCGAATAAAAACTCTCTCTGATTTGGGTATTTGCTCAACAATTCAATATACGCACCCTTGCTTCCTTTCTTAGCAAATATAATTAAATTATAATTACCGCTTATCGCACCTGATTTAGTTACTGCTGAACTAACAAACTGCTTAGGCTCATATATATCGCCAACTTTCATTCCTTCCACAGGATTGTAATTGACAGATCGGTAACAGATAATGTCGTGCTTTAACTCAAACTTCGCTATCGCACCCGATATAACATCGGAATAATATTTCAAAGTGTCATCTTCGGGAATATCCCCACGAAGCATTGAATTAAGCCTTGCATAGAACTTATCGTCTTTGGGATCTCCGCTGTTCTTCGTGTACTTCTTGATTGCTCTGATTTCTTCGGAGGACAGACGGTCAATCCATTCATTTGAGTCCTCACGCAGTACAGGAACAACAGTATCTGCTGGCAACGGCTCGAAATCTGTTTTCTCTTCTATTATATCACTTTCATCCGAATTGTCAACAGTATCATCTGTAAAATTCTGTACGTCTTCTTCGCTGTCTGCCGTTGCTTCGACAGGCTGTTTTACAGTTTCCTGTACGTTTTCTGTCGTTTCAGCAGTTTCATCGGCTTCATCAGACACAACCGCAGTCGGCGTATCGTCTGTGTCTTCGTTGCTCTAAACGGTCTTTACAGGCTCAGGCCGTACAAAATTCATTGTATTTTCGTTATTATCCGGCTTAGAAACGTTATTTTCCGGTTCAGAAACGTTATTATCCGGCTGAGGAATATTAGGCTCTTTATTTGTCGGAACAGGATTTTTGCTTTCGGTATCGGTAGCTTTAACAGGCGCTTCTTCCGTTCTCGGAGCTGTCTGCTTCGGCTCACCCTTACCGCTGTAGATCTTCTCTCTTGAATAATCTCTGCGGAAAACATCGTCGTGCTCTTTGATAAACTCTCTGAGCTTGCCTTGTTCCTCTCGGAGCTTACGCTTATACTCCTTGACCTTCTTCTCGTCCTGCGTGCCCTCAACCTTGCGTTTGAGCGCTCTTATCTTGCGCTCCATAGCCCGTTGCTTTTCTTCAAGCTCTCGCTGTTCCCGTATCTTCTCGGCAGGAATCGGCTTTGGTATCTTTGTAAGCCCCTCTATGTACTGCCCCATAGTATGACGGCAGTTAGGGTGGAACAGCCCGCCTCGGATTGCCACAGACAACAGCATAAACCACTTGTCACAGTAGTTTGACTTGCCGAAGTCGCCGCTTCTCTCGCCGTGCCGTTATCGTCTGCCTGCTTGTTTTCGGCGGGCTTTTCTTCGGGCTTTGGCTCGTCCTTCTGCTCCGCTGCGGGAGCGTCGGCCTTCTTCTCCTCTTCGGGAGTTTTCTTTTCGGGTTCCATTGCTTTTCCTCGCTTTCTTTGATTTTGGGTATAAAAATACCGCCCTCGTGGAGCGGTAAAATTATTAAGTTTGCTTGTATTTGCACCGAACTTCACAAAAAACGGCTGTTTTTGTGAAGTTGGTGTTCAAGTTAAGTGCAATTGATTGCACACGGGTATAAGAAAACCGCTCACTGCTGTGGGCGGTTAAAGTTTAATTCATTCGGACGCTTGCGGTCAATTAACAATAATTTTCATGTTGCATTTATCGCAGTAAAATGTATTATTGCTCTTTTTTTTAGGATCATTACTTTTGCTTATATAGCCGCCACTACATTCAGGACATGGGATTTTGGTTACTTTTCCTTCATACAGTTCTTTACGTTTAATTGCAAATTCTGAATAAGAACTATAGTTCATAAATTACCTCCAAGACATTCCGTTGTATCCATTTATTTTTTTCACTTCTGTAATGGTTCTCCTTATATCAGAATAATCATAATTATTCTTAGTATCCTTTATTTCAGCCAACTTACACCTTACTTCTTCTTTTTGAGTGTTATAATCACTGTTAATTTTTAAGTGCTCTACTTCGTGAATTATTGTTTTTGCTAAAGCTGATACACTTTTGCAATTATTGGGATAGATTGCTATATCTTTTGAAGAAATAACTTCACCTAAACAGAGTTCTTCATCGAAAAGCGAAAACTGTGAATAATCAAAATTAATGATTATATTATTATCGACTATATACTCATTAGCTTCTCGACCAATTTCACTTTTTAGCAATTCAGCTTCTACTTCGTCTGGACTGTATTCCAGAATTTTATCTTCGTCATTCCATTCAAGTATTCTATCGCTTATACTTAACTTTCTGTTGTTAATTATACCATTTTTCTTTGATTTGTCAACACCATTCCCTGCAAACCTCATCGGTTTATTCGCTTTGACTTTACCCGCACTTCCTGCAACGTACCGCCACTTGCCGTCCTCGCCCTGCTGTAAGTTCTGCTCCCACTCGTCAAAGTCAACATCTGCGCCTATCTCATCGCCCAATTCGGCAAGTTCTTTGTCAAGATCCTCCTCACTCGGCAGAACAGGAAGCATTGTAGAACGGCAGAACGGGTGCATAGGCGGAAGATTTACACCTGCCTGTGCGCTGTTACGCTTGAACACCTTACCGTCAAGCTCACGGCATAGATCGCTTGTGCGGCTGTCAAGACAGGCGGAAAACTCGTATTCGTCAATGTCAAGCTCCTTGTAGCCGTACAGCTCCGCCGTATTCGCAACGCAGGTAGTTTCCGTCCGGACAAGCCTGCGTGCCTCGAAAGCGCCGACACCGCAGCGGTTCATTATATCGTCCGCCATATGCTGCTCGGACTTTCCTGCCATAATGCCCACAAGCATATCGTGCTTCAGCCCGTCTGCAAGTGCGTTTGTGTTATCCCAGACACGCTGGGAGAACATCTGACCGCTCCAGTTGGTAGACAGAATAGCTTTCACACGGCTTTCGGGAATTAAATCAAAAGCCGCACGGTAATCCGCACCCTTCGTCACATCGAAAACCGTCTGCATATACGCACTCTGAATTATATCGCCCAGATGCGCTGTATCAACGCCTATTTCGGCGTTTGCAAGGCGCCGATGTTGTGGTTTTCATCCAAAATGTTTTTCTTTTCTGTAAAACGGGTAATAGAAAAACAGCACCGTGAAAGTGCTGTTTAAACGTTAATATGTAAGCCTTATCTCATTTTTACCATAAGAAAAACACTCCGAAAAGGGTGCTTAATCTATAAATTTAACGAATTTAATGTCATCATCTATTAAAAGTACTGTTGTACCGTCATCATCTTGATAACGAATGCCGTCTTCATCTTCACCGTCATCATTTGTAACGATACAATCACCGATGCATCGCCCTTTGTATATTGCCCCATCCTTGCAATATACAATAGATTTACGGTCATCGATTTCTAATTGAACTATATATGGTTTCACTACTTATCACCTCTTTCTTTTTTTGTGAAAAATGTTGTTAAATCGAACTCTGACTGAATATAAACCGCACCTACATAATAACTGTTATGAACCGTCACTTTCTTGCCGTCTTTGAAATAGACAGCGATTTGTGAACCATCTATATCTATTAATATTTCGCTCTTTTTCAAGTCCGGAATGTTTTTCTCCAAAGCCTTGCATTGCCTTAAAAAAATATCCGAATCAGGTGCATTGCAAATCGTATAATCAAACATAATGATTTACTCCGATTCTGATTTTCGTTTACATTCTTGCTTTTGAAGCATTTTTATTCTCGGCGAAAAAATTCGATAAAAAGCTGTGACGAAATATTTGTGTTTTGTCGCATCTTCTTTTCGGCAGCCGGAAACGCCCTCTAAAATGTGCTAAACGTTGTATTTATCTCTTATGGTTTTAATCCGTTTACGAAAAGCTACAGTTAAATCCATAAGTTCTTTTGCCGATCTGTCATCTCGTCCGTGAAAATCTTTATGCTTAGATTCAATATCGGCGTATTGTGACTGATATTCTTTTTTTAACTTTTCTAATTCTTCATAACAACCTTCAGGGTAGTTCTGAGCGTTTATATGCAATTCCGAGTTTTTCACAGGCTCTTTTAATTCTTCCATGTTGTTCATCTCCTAATAGTATGAATTACGGATTGTGAAACAGAATATCATCAACTTCAAGCCTTGCTTTTAAATAAAATTGCGGTGACAGTCGCATCAGACATGGCAGAAAATTTCAATCCACGCCCTCGCAAAGAGGGCGACGCATAACTCAGCACATTTGTCAAAAGACTTTTTATTTCAATCCACGCCCTCGCAAAGAGGGCGACCTCGCAGTGGTGGGACGCAATCAGAATGGGACGTGTATTTCAATCCACGCCCTCGCAAAGAGGGCGACTAGCTTATTGGGTACATATCACTGCACGGGGATAACTAATCTTTATCTAATTTTCATATCTCTCAGAGCGATATACTCCTCATCGACCTTATCGGTATAGCGGCTGTCAGCACCGCTGAGGAAATCCGTTATATGCTTACAGCATTGACTGTAGAACTCATCTTCATAATGGACGATATGCGCACCGCCAAGTGGAAAGCGGTCATCGGCATAAAATCTTTTAGAAATATCAATTACACAGCAATCGGTAAGACGTGCGAATTCTTCTTCAAATCCGTTTATAAATGCTTTTTTGGTTTTGAACGTGTTATCGCTGTCAGATAACATTTCTAACGTATTGTCGAGCGAAATATAACGGTCTTTAAGGTCGGCTTTAATTAAAATAATGTTTTTTCCATAGCGCTCAATGACAAATTTGCAGAAGTTTTCAAGCGCTCTTTCGAGATATTCACGGCTTCTTTCATTAAATAAATAGGTGCTTTCGCATTTATCGGAAATCGACTTGTAAAAATCGGTGCGAAGTATGAAATCATCCACCTCGAAAAGCGAATCGCCGTACTTACGCATATTGCAGATAAGGTCGTACATATCAACAATCAGCCATTCAGCGTTACTGTCAGATAGAATGCGTTTTCCTTCGTGCAAAAACGCCTCTTTAACAGTGCGCCTTCGCCACTTACTGCCGCAGAATTTATCAGCCGACAAATCGTTGTCAAACGGTATTTCAGGCTCGTCCGCAAGCAAAAACGGCTGCTTGAAAATGTACTTATCGACATAGATACCTGAGGAATTACGGTTAACAGATTCACGGGAAATACAGCTGCCCCAGATGTCAACCAATACAGGTTTATAACGTGCTTCGTAGTCTTCAAGCAATTTGCGGTCGTTTCTGATAAGGAAAATATGTTCACAGTTATCGGGAACAGTATATTTGTAAGCCTCAGAAAGTTTACGGGATAATTGTTTTTTTATAAGAAAGTTCTTATCGAAAACAATCCTTATATCATCGTAACTACAATCGCAAATATCTCCGTCGATACACTCAGCCGCTTTGATTGCCGAGATAAGCCTTTCTGCACCGGCTTTAGCAGAAAGCAGGATTTTTGCATCATCATAGGTACGGATCTCATTTTCACGCAGATATACAAAATACTCGAAATTCTCAGCGACAAACTGTTTTGACGTAAGCTCTGCCATTCTGTCCGATACATAATTTCTGTCAAGCAGTTCAGATTGATAGGCTCTTTCCGTCATATTATCATAATATTTTATGACACGCATAAGCTGCAGCCTTATTTCCGGTGCAGAAAAATATGTATCCTTGCGGATACGTTTTACCGCTGAGTTCAGCTTGATTCTTACATCATCGTAGAAAAGCGGCTCAAAGGACATCATATTGTCACTTTTTGACGCCATAAAATAATTGCCGGAAACATCAATAACCACCGGCTGTAAAAGCGAAATCAGATAATCCTCATACTGTCTCAACCGCTTATTCAGCGCATTTCTGTTTTTACCGTTTCTTAGCTGATTTTCTTTTACGCAGATATTACTGAACTTTAAACGCACTAATATGATTTTATCCTTATCATATTTTGACAAGACAATTTTCGCATATTCTTTAAGTGCAGATTTTACTGCTTTTTCGTCAAAAGGCGGAGATATTTTTTCAAGCCTGTCTTTATTGGAATTGTAAAAATCGGAAGAAATAAAACTGCCAGATGCTGTATAGAAGCTGTCGCCGTACTTGTAGCACGAAACAGCCGCCGCTGTATAAAGACTGTCTCTTATACACATCTCCGAGCCCACGAGACAGGCAGAAATCTC